TCACCTATATACATTTGAATACAAGATACTTACTCAGGACGATGTGCATCCACTTTTCGCCGGTATGTCACCTTTTGTATACTTCTTGATGGTTGCCAATAAAAAATCTGAATATGGTGAATACCTTTTCAGAGGTTATGAATTCACGCGCTGTGAGATTGAAGATATCACACTCATGATATCGTTCGAAGTCCCTATGTTTGATAGTATTAAGGACTATATAATGAAGAAAGGCGTTGTGTTTAGTGAATATCTAACGACGCTACCAAATTACGTAAGGATAATATTCAGTTTTGGTGCTGGATATGCAGCTTTTATAGTTTACTATAAAGCGCTCCAAAGTGGCATAAGCTTGTGTAAAACAGCCTATAATTTCATAGTACGGCTTATAGCAGGAGGAAGTGCCCAAAGTTCTCAACCTAAATATAGCAAACTCTCTAAACAAGAGCGCGTTAATCTCAGAGACTTGGTCAAACCCCAAGCTGGGGATGCTTCAGGGTATGATATGGCAAAGAAATTTTCCCATACTAACACCAGTTCTTTTACTGTTGAGTACCGAGCTGAAGGGCACAAAAAATCTTTCAAGGTTTATGACCTAGGTAGCGCATTGTGGCTAGATTCTACAACGCTACTCATACCCGAGCATTTCTTGACTTGTACTATTGCCGAATACGGCAAGGAACAGGAGCAATTAGAAAATTTGTGGGTTGGCTTACGCGATAATGATGACAATTCTCTTTATGAAGAGTCTATGGTCACCCTTATTCGCAACGTATGGCATACCTATGATGGTGATACACATCTAGCTTTCTGGAGGCTTGAAAAACCTCTTGGTCAGATGCGTAAAGACATCAAGCCCTACTTTGTAAGTGATGCAGATGTACATTCGCTTAGCAATGATGATTTAAACGTCACCATGTGCATCAGAAGCGACAATAAAGCTTTTCAAAATTCTAGTGCAATAGTCACTTCAGTAGCTGTTGCTGACTTAAAGTTAGCTAAAGGGCTGGAATACTCTATTGATACAGGTAATGGCGATTGCGGTATGCCTCTCATTGTGCGCAGTTCCCGTCTCGGTAAGAGAAGAATTATCGGAATACATGTTGCAGGCACCGACAAAGGGCATTCATCAAAATATGCATGGAGCGCCCTAGTTACCCAGGAGATGATTACATCTAGTCTACTAAAACTTGATGCTCTTATAGCTGAAGATAAAGCGGCTTTAAAAGAACAACTCTTGGATGATACTGAAGTCAGTCTACAGGCTGATTTCTGCATTAATACTCTAGTGCCC